GTTCCGTTTTCAGTAAGTACAGTCGCCGACATGTACTGTGGATCTGCTAATTCTTCTCTTGCAAGTTGTTCAGCCATCTTCTTGGTAAGTTTGTTGCCATGCTGAATCCAACCATCAATCTTATGTATCTCATTTGTTTTGGTTTTTAGAATAAGCTTGTATCCAATCATTTCAGTACCTCAAATAATAGAAAAGAAAAAGCCTCTCAGGGAGAGGCTATGAAACTGCTATCAGCAGTATTTTGACAATCGCTCGAGTTTGCGAGGATCATTTGTCACGCCGGGAGCGGAAAGCACTTTGGCGTAGTTGATGACGGTGCGCATGTTAGGTACATCGCCTTTGCCGGCATTGTAGTCATCAATGATGACAGACATTGCTCGACGAGCAAGGTTTGGTGAGATGCCTTTCAGCTTCTGCACGATGGTCTTCATACGAGCAAACACTTGCTTGTCACTCATGGTCAAGTCAATCTTCATACTACGAGACATTACTGCCTTGTCGAACTTGTCAGAAGACAAGTTGGAGATGAAGATAACATTGCCTTTGAACATAAAGCGGTTTGGCAATTGTACATCAGTTTCACCGTTGCGCAGAGCATCACGGGCGTCATTTTCAACTTGACGGCGAGTGTCTGGTGTTGCGCCAACAACATTTACCATACGCTTTGAACTCCAGGAGATTTCACGATCTTCGTAGGAGTCGAGTGCCGCTTTCAGGATGCTGGCACAATCATCGTTCTTGAGCGCATCATCCATATCATCAAGAATGATGATTTTGTCATGATGTAAAAACAAGGTCATGTACAGACCGAGTGGGCTAGTCTTACTCTTGAGAATAACGTAATCACGGTCTTTTTGCAAACCACGGCGGTTCAACTCATCGGTCACAGTATGTGTTTTACCGACGCCGGCTGAACCGGTAACGATTACAGAGTTGATTGCTTTTGCAGCAACAGCTCGAGTCAACATCGCAAGGTCTTCGAAAACTTCTTGCGAATCATCATTCAAGCTATTATAATCGATCTTTACACGACCAACTTTGGCTGCGGATGTTTTGCTGAAGCGGTACTTGCCTCTGGCAATTTGGTCAGTATCCCAGCCGTTTGGACGAGAGTAACCGGCAGATGCGGCGAAGCTATTGATTTCGGTACGGCTCATGATTTCACGACCGTAGTGGTTGATGATAGCGGTGCTGAACTGCTCAAGGGTAACTCTTTTAAGTGCCATAGTGGCTCCTCATTGTGTGGGTTATTAATCAATCACTCAACATGATCAGATCTTAACAGACTGGTCAGGAATGTCAAGAACTTTTTTCGAAAAATTTCAATAAAAAGCTTTTTGCTTTCCACCTGTTTCTGACATGCAATGCTTGCCACTGCTGTTCTTGCCAAGTCTCAATTGACCGGATCCGGCACGATAGTTGGCAGAATATTTGTTCAGCAGATTTTCACCAAGGACCTTTTCGATTTTCTCGACTGGTCTGTCGTAGCGGGCCATGGCATTTTCAATTGCTTGTCGCATTTCTGACTTTGACATGATCGTCTCCTTAGATGGTTGCTGGGGTCTTGTATACAGAAAGGGCGATGTTTTGGCTACATCTCACGATACCATCTTTGATGTAGTCTCGCAATTCTACACTAGTTTCCATGTGGCGGTAGAACAGGTCGTGGCTCATGTCCACTTTCTCTGCGGCTTTGTCAAAGGCGGCTGGCAACCAGGCGGCTTGTGCTGGTGTCAGGTTCATCATTGTGGCGAGTTTCAGAAGCTTTTGTTCACGAAGAAACATGGCGATTCTCGTTTGGGTTGGTGTGTCTCAATCACTATGATCAGATCATATCAGACTGGACAGGAAAGTCAAGAACTTTTTTCGAAAAAGTTTAGATTACAACACAATTTGGACTCAAGGCAGCATAGCGGCGGGCAACTTCAGTTGCCTCTTCAATTGTTGCGTTGTGAGGAAGAGATGCCAACCCGGTGCTGAGTGAACCGTTGTTGTTGATGCGTACGGTGAATCCAGCTTTAACTACAGACCAATCATTTCCTGCAGGAGAGGCACCGTAAATTGATGCGGTCTTATTTGTCTTGCTGTTCTTCCAAACTTTGTGAGGGATGACAGTGATAGTGTGATTGCTCATTGTGTGCTCCGTGTGTGGTGTGTCTCAATCACTATGATCAGATCATATCAGATTGGTTCGGAATGTCAAGAACTTTTTTCGAATATTTTGATATATTACTACGCCATAGATGCATGGCAAAAGAGTCAGCAATAAAAAGAATACTTTGATCGCTAAGATGTAGTGATTCATAAGTCCTCTGATCAGAAGTTTAAGTGTCTGATGTTATCCCAATATTCACTTGGGCTTTCGACATCTCTGCTTGCCCACCATTCTTCGTTTCTACGGAGGGCTGCTTGGCGTTCTCGCCAATCTTCCTCATCAGTTTCGAAGAGGAGGTCGAGAATATGTTCCGGAAGAACTTGAGGGTAATCAACCATGAATCCCCACAGGTGAGTTTCACGAAGTCGATTTTCAACTTCTTCACAGATTTCCTGCATGGTCTCATCAGAGAGGCGGGCTAACCGTCTTTGGCTTACTACCATTTCCTGAGCGGTTGCTTGAATCGCCATTCGAAGAATTTCTCTTTGAGGTATCATTTGGCTCCTTGTGTGTGATCTGTTATCGAATGATCAGATCATATCAGATGGATCGAAAATGTCAAGAACTTTTTGAAAAAATTTTCGTTGTGCCTGTTTTCTCAAGTTGTGTGGCAAGTTGATCCAAATCTGCTTGAATCAAAAGCAATCGTTTTGTTAATTTATTGGTAGGTGTTTGCATGTGTTGTTCAACCAACTCATCACGAACCATTTGCATTGATTGATGTAGGACCTTGAGGTGTTGTCTTTCTGTCATTGTAGCACCAGATAAGAGGTTACGATTGCGAGGTCACAAACGACCAAGAGAAAAAGATTGATTGCTGACATGATATACCTCACTGATTGGCAAGTTTTCGTTTTTCTTTTAGGGTCTTTCGGCCTTCAGTCAAACCATCTTGATTGACCCAGGTCTTGTAGGCGTGGCAATTCTTGCAGAGAGTTTGCAAGTTTTCTTGTGAATTGTTCTCAGGGTTACCATCAATATGATCTACATCAAGCATCAATTGCATGATGATAGTTGCAGTACATTCGAAACCGAGGCGACCATCTTTGTTCTCACAATAATCTTTACGATATTGCTTGTATTCCCAGCCACCAATATTGTAGCGTAGTCCATGATGCATATCACAGGTCGCTCGGCGTATCACTGATCCATCTTTACGATATTGTCCCATATGTTGACCGACCTTGTTGCAGCCAATCACAACACATTTTTCACGATTATCAATAATTTCGATTCCTTCTGGCAACTCTGAACGTTTCATGGAAACCCTTGAAAATGTTGAATCATCAAAACGAATGATCAGATCATATCAGATAAATCGAAAATGTCAAGAACTTTTTTTTAATCATCAATAAAAATATCTTCTAAACAAGGCATCTTAGATTTGTACAATCTTTTTTGCAATTGGGGATTATACTCAATATTGTCGTAATTAAATTCTGGTTGATTAATTTCAACCTTAATTGTTTTTGGGCTATAATCAATATCACCCGGTTTACGAACTCTTAAAAACCAACGAAGGTCTTCACATTTAGGATAGTTTCCCCTTTCCCATTTACCTGAAGTGCCTTTAAAAGGTTTTGCTTCAGCTATAAGTCTTTTACCTTCTGGATTGAGAGGTGTCATATAGCAAACCATATAACCATGCACATGTTGTATACCTTTGCTTTCCATATAAGATATTGATAATCTTGATACCTTATCTACACCTTGTATCCTGGCATCTTCTTTGCACATTGCGGCTGTACTTCTTGGATGAATTCTTTCACCAGTTTTACTACGATATATTTCAGTTTCTTTCATACCACCATAATACATACTAAAACTTTGATATACACCACCATGCTTACCCATGATGCCATCAGCCATTGTATAAAGAAATTTTGTTCGTCGAGAATTGTGTTTCAGCCATTTTACAGTTGCTGAAAGCATTTGTGTTTCGGCATTCTTTTTCATATCATCAGACATGCACATTTTGCCGATTTCAAAATACCAGTCATCTAATGGATTATCAAATACTTTTACTGGCTTTTTATTTTTTCCTCTCATCTCATAATGATGTTTCATTATTTCATCACTATGTTTTGGTAATATCACATTAATAGTATCTCTAGGTCGTACACCATAACCTAATGTCAAAACGCCTTTTAACTTACCTTCATCAAAGAAACCGAGAAAGTATTTTGTTAAAACAGGCATCACAGGAGAATAATGATATTTTGAAACGAATGCAGTTGCCCGGTCCTTTGAGATTAGTTTAGTTTTGAATTCTATTTTACGAACTTGTGTTTCTGGATTGAATGAAGAGCCTTGTCTATTTTTGCTCATAATATACTTACCTTAATAATATGAGGACAACTTAATGTCCTCATAGTTTTAGATTGTTAAGTTATACAGAAATATCTATTTGGTCTAAGCTCCTTTCTTTAACCTTACGATAGTCCCTGAAAATTTTGTCATACTTATGCGCCTTTTTATAAAAGTTGAAGTCTTCTCGGAGAGCCTTCACAAATATATCTTCTCTGTCAGTTGGCGGCTTTGCACCTGGACGAATTCCATATTCATCTGTAGCGGCTTGAAGAACACCTTTATGCTTTGGCTTACGAAAAATATTAAATTTAGCATTGGGATTTCGGTATGTTCGAGACATGAGACCTCCTATAAATTACTGGTCAAAAAACAAATGTTTTTTCAAGATACATGCTTCTGAAGTTTGGCGATATTTCGCCAGATTAAATCATTTCCGTCAAGAGGTGATTGAAATCTACCTCGCATTATTCGTTCATTTCCTGATGAAACGAAATCAAATTCCCAAGCTTTTGGGTACTGATACATTACTTTCGTAATATTTACCTCAGTGTCTTCAAGGGACGGAATCGATGCATACATGAATGATCTCCAGAATTACGGGTTGAAAAAATCTCTCCCAGTAAGATCAGTATAGCACTATACTTCCTCTTTGTCAAGTTTTGGTTGTGAAAGATCGGCAAACTCTCTCTACTGTGAGAGGACAATCACTTGATCATTATATAATAATATTTATGAAATTACAAGTTCGAAATGTGGTGCATCAATGAAAGGTCGGCGACCTTGACTTCTTCTCAGATCCACATATGAATTCATTGCAGCCTCTGCAGTGTCTTCCCAATCATTGAGACAATCAACTGACCATGCTGCACCCCACTTGATTTTTACATCAAGTTCCTTTGCTGCTGCCTTCATTGCATCGGCAACTTCATCATAGACATTTAGTTCCCAACAACCTTTACCGCCAATGTATGCCATCAAATCAACGGCATCACCTGTGATATGCTTTGACTTCATTGTTTGAGAGGCACCTTTTTCAACAAGTTCCTTTTGCCGCTCAACTGTGCGAACTCCTTCAGTGACGCCAAAATCTACAGTTGTCAATTCAATTGCTCTCTTAACAACATCAACTAATTCTGGTTTAACACCTTCAAGTCTACCGAGAGACCTTTGTGATAATTTAAAAGCCATCTTCCTCCTGTACTATTTGTCGATTAGAATATATTTGATCACATTTTCTTCTTGCATCATCTGCTAAATCAACATAATTATTATCGCAAAGTTTTACAAACGTTTCATAATGAAAATTATTTTGCTTAGTTTGCTGTACTGAAAATATAGCAGAAAATAAAGAAGTTAAAACTAGATAAGCAGCAATTACATAAAATATAGATTTCACTTTGCTCCTTTATTTATTTAACGGACAGGGCCCCATTTACCAATAGGACAACTAGTGCCACGCAATTTTGTTTTAACAGGCATAAAACATTTACAGATGCCACATAACTTTAAATGTGTTTTGAATTTTTCACACTTTTTACAGATCTCATAACGTTGATCTGCCATTTCACGATTCCATAGTGCCATCATACACCTGTAGATCCAAAGCCGCCATCTCGAGTAGCAGATGTAGGTAATTTTTTGGTTAAAACAATATCGGTTACTGTAGACTTGACAAGTTCACCTTGGCATATTCTCATACCATGTTCAACAACAAAAGGTGTACTTGTTAGATTTGTGAGGAGTATTTTAACTTCATTAACATAATCGGAATCAATAACTGCTTCTTGATTGACAAGATTGATTCCACTTTTGAGTGCAAGTCCAGATCTTGGATGCAATCTTACACTATATCCCTTAGGTATATCAAATATTAAACCTGTAGGAATCATTACACGTTTTCTTGGTTCAACTATAAATTTACCATTTGTTGTTCGAATCATTTCTGAATCAACATTGTGATAAACTAAAACTTCATCTGAACCTTCACATAAACATGCACATAGATCAAAACAAGCAGAGCCTTCCGTTGCAAAGGAAGGCACTGTTGCATTTTCATTCAACTTGTATACTTTTAATTTCATAATAAAAAACCATAATTTAGATTACAATAAATGAGCCAATCCCTGCTGCATTTTCCGCATTCAGATCAGTTGTTCCTGAAACACTATAAATTCTGAATGTTTTAAAGTCACTGCCCATGGTTGTTAGAGTACCACCATGTGCAACACTTACAGTATTACCACCAGCATCAATAATCTTGAGTGAAGTATTTGGAAGGATTAGACTGTCATCATAGTGAATAGTATATGTATCCCCTGCTTTTACAAGCAAAGAATCTACGGGGAAACGTGAGCCGATACCTGTAATATGATTTGCATCGGTATAAATTGAAAGTCTAGGTGTTACTGCATTGTTTTCTGCTCTCACCCAAACTTCTGATGGGAACCATGTTGCAGTTTGAATTGGCGTAATTGGCTCAATTGTTGTTGAATACATTGTGCGCAATCGATTCAATTCACTCTGTTGTTGGTTGAGTGTAGTTTGTGCAGCATTGATATCAACAATTATTTGATCAACTCTTGCTTCATTCCAAACCATATCAAAAGATGCGGCAGGATAAGTTGTTATATAATTTGCTTGATAATGTGGTGTACTATCAAAGAAATCATTTTCTAGGTCACTGACGTTTTGTGCAATTTTGCCTCCAGCAGCATACCCGGCGTTCATTAGATTAAATACACTTGTCAATTCAGCACGAAGTACATTTACTCGAGCAACATCAGTTCCTGCCAAACCAATTTCTGCATTTAATTCATCTGTTGTGCGATATAGATATGAACTCCACTCACGCAAATCTGCCTCAAGTTGATCCAATTCAGCGAATAGTGGTGCGCTTCCTGATCTAAAGTCATTAAATAGTTCAACCACAATTGCCATACATGCTGAAGTTGAAATGACTTGATTTGAAGGATCTTGAAGTTTGATTACTTCTTGAATAGCATCTTTAATCAAGATCGGCTTCATTAAGATTGATTTAATTTGTGCGGAAGTAAACGATAGGGCCATTTTTTTACCTTTGGTTATATTGTAAGATTACTAAAAAGTTGTACAGTCTCTGTTTTTAATCTTGAATAAGATACGTCATTGATGTTTTTGAATAAATCTATGTCATTTAACCAACTTAGAGGATGGCTAACATCAACCATTCTTCTAAAATAATCCACTACATAATTTATTTTATATAACGATTCCGCCTCATTACATAATAACAAATTTGCACCGGAGGCTTTTAATGCTTGTAATGTCAGAGCATGAGTATCTTGATATCCTGACCCAAGCATGTCATCAATAAAATGCAAAACATCATCATGTCTTTCAATATATGCATCTTTTAATTTGAAGGTAATTGCCTTACAATCTACTGCCCATGGCGCATATGTATTCGTATACAAATCCGCAGCAGCAATTTTCGCTGAATTTTCAATAGTTGTTGGTTTTAATAATGTATTTTCATACTGTTTTAGATTATTTATGAACGCCGCATAGGCTTCTATGCGGTCGGTAAATGTGATGAAGTCCATCTAAACTTTTTTAATATGATTAATTTTTTGAGCCTACTTGGTATTTAGCTATCAATTCCCACTGATTTCTTTCTTTATGTGGAATAATCTTAATCTGTGAAATAGGAATAGTTGGTTCTTCAACTGTATTTGGATCAATCAAGCTTACAAGTCCCCAATCATGAAGTAGTTTTGCAATTGTATTTCGTCTTGCTAAATCAGATTCTGTAAAGTTACTTTCTTTTCCATCAAGTTTAAACAATTCCTTAAATGAAAGAATAACATATCTTCCACGTTTATGTAGTATGTGACACGATTGATAAAGCTTACGTTCTTTTTTTGAAGCAATACCAATTCTTGTTAGTGTTTCACGAACTTTCAAGAAATCATCTTGGCTTTTCAAAGTGACTTCCGCTCCAACTCCACGAAATAAATCCTCCATCATTTCGGTAGTCATAAAAATCTCCCATTAAATTAAAATATAAAATAAAAAAATAATATAAAATATTATACATATTTATATTTTTTCATTTTTCTACAATTCCATAAGTTAAGGAATTCTTTATCTTTTTTAGATCTTCTTCAGTTAAAATATCAATTACTTCACTTGCCTTCTTTCTTGATATTTTAAAGTAGTCAATCAAATTTTGAATTCCCTCATCATTATTTTTATACCATGCTGCAAATCTTTTTTTCTTACTAATGGCATAATAATAGAAATCGTAGTCCATTCGGGAGTGAAACGATGGATACATATTCAATTCTTTTGCGTATAACACACAATCAACATAACTTGCCATTGCACGATTCACGATAAACGGTGAATAATCTTCAAGCCTTTCTCCTAGATATTCTGTTTTATTGCATATAGATTTCACATAGTCAAAAGGACCTAGCTTAGTCCTTTTGTATGGTTCAATTATTTCTTCTTCTTTTTCCTCAAAGCCAAAAAAGTTTGTCATGGTTACCTCACTCAAATTCACAAGGTAACATCATCAATTCAATCATACAGGCAACTGAATGGATTTCCTTATCAACTGCAAATGTCGATTCAAAGCCATATTTCGAAAGAATCAAAATTGCCTCTGGTAAACAAGATGCTGATGCAGTTCTCAGCAATTCATCATAAACTGCACGATATAATTCCTGTTCTGTACCATGCCACTTTTCAAGAACAAACTTTCGTATATCTTGAAACTTTTTTTCCTTGATTGCTGTCATCAAGACGGTGATGTTTTCATTTTCAATTGAAGTCAAAATCTTTTCTGACAATGTGCCTGTTGCGCTATATCTCTGAATCTCATTGATACATCGGCGAAAATCAGGAAAGAAATGCATCACAACATGCTGAACTAATTTCTTGTCATATGATATATTTTCTTGATCAAGAATATCACAGATTCTCTTGAAGAACGTTTTCGCCAATGCAGGTCTTTGTTCTTTAGGAAAATTGAAATGAATTACAGCACATCTTGATTGCAAAGGAGGGATGATTCTTTGTGCTTGATTTGCAGTCATCACGAAACAACAGTTTGAAGAATACTTTTCAAAGAAGTTTCGTAAGGCATTTTGACTAAGGTCCGGAAGATGATCAGCCTCATCAAGGATCATCATCTTTCTGCGACCATCAAACGATTTTGTCGAAGAGAAATCTGCCATCTTTGTTCGGATAACATCAATGCTTCTTTCTTCTGAAGCATTGATCATCATCACCTCAAGTTTCAGTTCATTTGCAATGGCGAGAGCAGCACTAGTTTTACCTGTGCCACCAGATTGAGAATGAAATAGGAAGTTTGTCAAATCGCCTTGCTGAATGAAACCATTGAGAGTTTCTTTGATATCTTCAGGCAAGACAAGGTCGTTCACAGTTTCAGGTCGGTACTTTTGTGACCATAGAAATTCAGATCTCATAATATAACCTCATAATAAAAATGTTAATCAATAGGCCTTCTTCTCACTCATTTTCTTGTTTGTGTTCTCAATAGTGAGTTTATGCTTTTTGATCTTATCACCAAATTTTTTCAATTCATCTTCATCTTTTGTCTTTGAGATCAAGTCGGTATATTCCTTGATGTTATTCTCAAGACGTTTCACAGCAGACTTCTGACGAAATCTTTTTGCAGCAGAACCACCTTTCATAGGCAGACTCCTTTCATTATAACATGTTTAAAAATTAAAATCAAGAAGTTTTGAAGATTGTATCATACAGATTGAAAACTTCTTCTGACTTTGCTCGTTCCTCAGCAATATTTCTTTTGTGATAGGTATTAGCAAGTTTGACTAGGCTTGCCTTGGGAATTTTAAATTGCTTCGACAAATCAGCCAAGGCATCTTTGATGTAATCATTCTCACCTTCGATTCTTGTTTTGCAATTTGAAATTTCTCGAATCACTTTCTGAATTTGCATTCGGTCTTCTTCCGATGAAGGTAGCACACTTGCTTCAATTTCTTCTGACATTTTCACTCCATTATATTTTATTACGATTAATATTCTGCAAGATATCAATCATCGCAACAAACTGATTGATATACTTTACTGTTTCTCTCGGTAGTTTTAAATCACCAAGTTTATCAGAATTTTTTTCTCTCATTTGATCACGGATATAAGTAGGACCTACATTGTAGGCAGCAAGAACTTGTATCCAGGATGGAAATCTTGCTTTCAAAAACTTTAAATAATTTATTGCAGCATGTGTTGACTTTCGCCAATCATATCTTTCATCAATTAAGATACGAGTTTCCATGCCTAAATGTCTTGCAGTTAGGTCATTTATTTGCCAAAGACCTTTTGCACCTTTGACTGAAACTGCAGTAGGTTCAAAACAACTTTCAATGATCGGCAAATATGCTAGTTCATAAGGCAATTTATTTTTATAAAGTTCTGGTATAATGTATTCAAGATAACCATCATCTTTTGCTTTACTTACGCATTTCTTTACATGATATTTAAAATAAGAACTATTTGAATACATGTTAAAAGGATCACGTTCAGCACCCATTAATAAAAGTGCTGAAATACCAATTAAAATCTTAGAGTATAATTTGTGATTTCTCTGCGCTAACATCGATACCTGTAACTGCTCCTAAATAAGCACTTTCAACTTCCTTGTTTGGTTTTACCATTGCCACAATTTTACTTGTTTCAACAGTGATTACTGAATCTTTATCACCAGTATTTATCCAAGGCATTAAGGCAACACCTTGAGGTGATTGAACAAAAACGGATGGGTTTGACAAACTAAGTTTGCTTTGTGATTGCCAAAACTCTACATCATCAAGACCAATTCTGGCAAGTACCTCCTCACCAGTGATCATTTTCATTGCATATACTTTCATTACATTACCTATTTGGGTTTTCAATTACAGAAAAGAAATCATAAGAACGGTTCTTTGATGTAAACTGAGCGCCGCCTTTTAAATTAATCTTTACTGTATAGTCATCAGGAATCATTTTTAGTTTAGCAATATCAAAGATTGCTTCAAATGGTTCACCATTATTTTTCTGGTCAAGTTTCCTGCTATGCTTCTCTGCACTTGGATTTGAAAAATCATTTGAAACCATATAGATTTCTGTTTCATCTCCAACAAATGCTAGATGCTGATAGCCGTTTACATTGGTAGCTTTGATGCCATATGCAAGCATATCTTCAGTCAATACAAATTCTGCATCTGGCTTACGAATGTTATAATCTTTTGTATCATCAAATTCCGCAATGATTTCAGGATCCGCAAAACGAATACCCTGCTCAGTTTTGTCAGAACGAATAATCAAATGTTCTTCATCTTCAGGAAAATATAATTCAACATCGCCAGTTGATTGGACAAGGCTGAACACATTGATAAAATGATTTAAATCAAAAATACAAAACTCTTTAGGAAAATCGAGATTGAATTCGGCAATGGCAAATACATTGCCAGAATCTGCCTTTGTTCTTTGTGTTACACCTTCTTTAAAGGATATTGATTGGTTAATTGAAGAGAAGTTTGAGAGTAGATGTAAATCAGCTTTTGATAATTCCATAATAATCACCTCGTATATAA